AAGTATAAAGTATAAAAGTATAAAAAGTATAAGTATAAAAAGTATAAGTATAAAAAGTATAAAAAGTATAAAAAGTATAAAAAGTATAAGTATAAAAGTATAAAAAGTATAAAAAAGTATAAAAAGTATAAAAAGTATAAGTATAAAAAGTATAAAAAAGTATAAAAAGTATAAAAAGTATAAAAAAAGTATAAAAAGTATAAGTATAAAAAGTATAAAAAGTATAAAAAGTATAAAAAGTATAAGTATAAAAGTATAAAAAGTATAAAAAAGTATAAAAAGTATAAAAAGTATAAGTATAAAAAGTATAAAAAGTATAAAAAAGTATAAAAAGTATAAAAAGTATAAGTATAAAAAGTATAAAAAGTATAAAAAGTATAAGTATAAAAGTATAAAAAGTATAAAATTCAGTCATTTTATATAAAATTTTATACTATTTTTCTACTATTTTATATAAGAAATGGAAAAGTTTAACCAACATTAAGAAAAATATTGATGAATTTTCATAGCCTTTTAAAAAAAAAAGAGAATTGTTGTTCTTAACTTTTTTATGAACAGCAACAATTCTTTTTTTTTTTATTCAAACCTATTAAAATATTTTAAAATTCTTAACTTTAGTTAAATTTTATAAATTAACAATAATAATATCAATATTAATATTAAACTTAATTTCTGTTAAAGTTTAGTAATTTCTTTATACCCAATTTCTCAAAATATAAAATATATATTTTGAAAAATAACTTAAAGATATTTTCTCAACATATTATATAATATGGAAGATATTAAGGAAATTACCCAAAACTACTTTTGCGAATGTTGTCAATATCAATCTAAGATAAAATGCAACTTTGATAAGCATTTACTCACAAAGAAACATGCGAAAAAAATGAATGGAGAAGAAAGTATTTCTACCGAACCAAAGATTAAGAGAACAAGAAAATCCAAAAAGAATGTATCTGAAATGTCAATCCAAACTGATAGTGATATTGAAACAATTGTATCTGATATTACATTCAGTGTTTCTGAATTGAGTATTGAAAATATTGAAATTACCAAAGTTGAAATGTCAGTGCAAACTGATGAAGTTATCGTTGATAATTCTGAACTTGAAAATGAAAATATGGTTTTGAAAGAAGAATGCGAATATTTGAAAGATAATATTGAATTAATTAAACAAGAAATATATGATGCAAATGAAGAAGAAAAATATGAATTAAAAAATGAAATTGAAAATTTGAAGAAGGTAATTAAAGAATTTGAAAACGAAAATGAAGTTAAAAAATTGAAGGAAATAATTAAAGATGTGGAAAATGAAAATGAAAAATTAAACCAAAAAATTGATAGTCTATCTGATGAACATAATGAAAAAATTATAAGAGAATTAAAACAAGATATCAAAGGATATTTATGTGATATTGATGAAAAAGATAATGAAATATATAAACTTAAAGAAGAAATTGAACGAATGAAAAATGAACAACAAAAACATGACGTGTCAATTGCAAAAAATGAAACTAAATGTGTTGAGATTAACAATAACACAAATCAATTAAACTTAAACGTCGAACAAAAATTAAATGTTGAACCAACATCGAATGTTAAACCAAAATCAAAAAATAAATCAATTTTATTGAAAATCGATGAATCATCAATTGTCTCAAATGGAAATGAAGAAAATGACAGAAAAATAGAAAATGAAGAAATCAAAATATTAAAAGAACAATTAAATGATCAATCTAATGAGATTAAAAAATTAGTGAATGCGTTATTAATAAATACAAATGAATCTCCAAAAACAAATAAAAAATCATCCAAGAAACCTGATGATGAAGTGAAAATAAGAGTTGATAGAGATGTAAATAATTATAGAGATTTGAAAAATATGATGGATTTAAGTCAATTTAGAAGATTATGTAAAAATCCAAATTTTAATAAGTATATTAGATATTATAATCATTTGGATGTTGATGGAAATGAACAAAATGTATTGTTATTAAACAATATGAATACACTAGAACAAGGAAGTGATCATGATGAATATTCGGATAAAACATATGAAAATGAAATTTATTTAGATTGTTTAATCGAATTATTTAGATCTGTCAATTATAGACATATTCCATTTATTTGTACTAATATTAGAAATTTAACATTCAAAGTATTTGATTTTGAAAAAAAAGAATGGATTGAATTAAAAAATAAGAATGAGTTTGCTAATTACATTAAACAATATGTAGATATTTTGAGTGGATTTTTATTAAAAGCAACGAATAATATGATGAATAACGATTACATAAATAATTCCGTATATAAAGAGTTTTATGGAATTAATAGAGCTAAATATCTCAGTAGTAATTATTTATTTGTATTAAGAAATATAGTAAATCCATTAGGTTGTGATGCGAAGTTTGGAAAAAATGTAACTCCTCAACGTGAATTATTTATGAATTCATTAATTAATAAATTATCAAATATGTTTAATATGAATGTAGATCATTTTACGAGATTAGAAGATCATGATGAAAGTATTGACGTCGAAATTGAATATTATTATGATCTCGATCGTGTAGAATATGTACCCTGTCATCATAATTTAGTTGAACATTATGTTAAAAAAACTGATTATTGGAATGATTCCGATTAAACATATTAATTAATAAATTGATATGATTATTTCATTCATTCAGTATTGTCTGCATCATTTGTATTTTCTTGATTTTCTTGATTTCTTAATTTTCTTTTTTGATATTCTTGTCTTTTTTTCTCTAAATATTTTTCATATTTTTCTTCATCTGCTTTAATTTTTCTATAATCTTCTTTTTTCTTTTCTAAATACGCTTTGTATTGTCGTTCATCAGAAACTATTTTTTTATATCTTGCTCTATTTCTTTCATTTACTTTATCTCTATTTTTTGCATTATATTCTCTCATTCTACTGAGATGATTTTGATAATATTTTTCAGAGGGTGTCATTTCAATTTGTTCTTCAGTTTGTTGTTCTGCGTCAATCATTTCCATTTTATATATTATCACAAGAAAATATTTCTAAATCATTTTCATATTTAATTATCGAATACTCTAAAATAAAATATTAACATTAATTATATGTCTGGATTTCATATTAAAACATTTACTAAACACGATGATTATATGACGCCTAAATATGCTTGGGAAAATATAAAACAATTTATTCCAAATGATAAAATAATATGGGAAGCATTTTACGGAGATGGTAAAAGCGGAGAATATCTAAGAGAATTAGGTTTTAATGTAATTCATGAACCCATTGATTTTTTTGAAAGTGATGTAGGAGATATAATAGTTAGTAATCCGCCATTTAGCAAAACAAAAGAAATATTAAAAAGATTGATGATACTTGATAAACCATTTATTTTAATTCTTCCAAGTAGTAAAATTAATACGTCATATTTCAGAGAATGGAAAGATAAACATTTACAAATAATTATACCACTCAAAAGAATACATTTTAATAAATTGATTGATGGAAATACACCTGATAACTGGAAAAATGCTTGCAATTTTGATACATTTTATTATTGTTATAAAATGAATTTACAAAATGATATAACTTGGTTAGAATAATTTTAAATAATTATTTGTTTTTTAGAAAATCCATATTTATCTAAAACATAATCTATGAGCCATTGATCAGTATTCCACATTTGATATTCATTTCCATCTAATTCAAAAATATACGTAATTAACAATTTATCGTAATCATCATAGCATGATGTTTGAATTGTTGCTGTAATATTTAATTTGATGTAAATCACATCAATTTTAATTTTTGATATAAATTGCATCAATTCACAAGGTTCAACATTTATATATTCCATATATGATATATTCAGAAAAAAAATATTGGAACCTACGGTTCCAGTAAAACCTCCCTTAAAAACGTGGGGTCTAAGGGGAGCAGAGCTCCCTTAAATTATCCAATTCTAACGGCTCTGAAAAATGAATTTGTGCTGTTGAATTGTAATCTTGATGCAGTTCCAAAAGATGGTTGGCAAACCATCCGATAAGTCGTGCTTAATGCTACTTCTATTATCGCTGAAGTTGTTAAAACCCACTGATTACCAATATTATAAGTTATAGTTCCAGCGTGAATTATACTTAAATGATTATTTGTAGACAATCCTGTTGCTGATGTTGATAAACCCATTAATAATTGTGATACCGTTGTTGAACCAGTTATAACTGCCATACAACAATTTAGTGTTACCATGTACGTTCCTCCACTTAATGTCATTGAACCACAATTGAAAAAACTTCCACTCGTTAAAGTAGTTGTCGCAGATAATGTTGATGTCGTAACTGTTCCAATTGCTTGTAATTTAGTATTATCGTCAGTTCTAAATGCAGTTGTTTGAATAGTTCCATTAGCGAATGTCATTTGTCCTCCAGTTGTTAAAGTTAAATTAGTATTATTAGCAAATGATATCGTAGTGCCAGATTTTGTATATCCAGCATTAGTAGAATTCCACGCATCTGTCTGAACTTGACCTGATGGAAATGTGATACCAGTTGACGCTACAGGAAGAGTTATATTTCCTTTTATATTAACTGTACATCCATTAGTTCCATCTTTTTTTGAAAATTCGTGTGTTAATGCTCTGTATTTGCAAGGATACAAATCATTTGTTGTTTGAATAAATACTTCAGGACTTGTCAATTGATATCCACTCGTGGCAGTATGATTTAATATCTCAGTTGATATATCTAATGATTGTAATGCTGATGATGAATTCATTTTAATATATGAATCTTTACAATGTAATTCAACATTTGCGTTTGTTGATGCTGTTGTTGATATTTTTAATCCAGATTTTATACTCCCAAAATTTGTTAATACTAGTGATGAATTATTTAATACTAATGGTCCTATAACAGAGTCATTCAATGCTACGAGTGGATTTAATGCGGATGATGAAGCATTACTAATAAATTGAATTCCTCTACTATTAAAATCATCTATCATCAGACATACAGGATGTGGAGTTCCAGTAGCAGAATTTGAATTAATTTTAAATTGCGTATATTTTAGTGTATTCGGATTTCCAGTTACATCTCCCAATACTATCGATTGAGTTAATTTATTTGTCGTTGCGGTAGTTCCACTTTGAGTTATATTCCCAGTAACTGTTAAACTACTAAGTGTTGTTGATTGGGCGTTGAAACTACTATTGAATGTGACTGAATTATTGAATGTAGAATTTCCATTGACAACTAAATTACCATTCATGGAAGCATCCAATTCAAATGTATGTTTCACTTTGCTCCAAATATTCGCGTAATTCATTCTCAAAGTAGGAACTTCAACATTACTTAAATTATTGTGAGTGAAATTTGTATAATAAGTAGTATTATTACCTTTATTAAAAAAAACTAAGCCACTAGTTTCGGCACTGTTAGGTATATATTTTATCGAACCTCCATTCCAAGCACCAGCGCTATTCGCATCCCCTAAAACAATTAGATTATTATAACTCACTGTCAACCAATTATCAATGTATGTGAGCATATTGGCATACAATTGACTTGCAGCGAAGTAAAATGTTTTATATTGCCCTGGCGTTGTTCCATTTTTTACTTTGAAATACATGATTTGATTTGGAGTTTCTAATTGGAATATGTATCCATACTGAGCAATATCATGATAAAATCTTATATAATTACTGGTATTTGTTGGATCTCTAATATTCATTTGTCCAGTAATATCCAATAATCCATTTAAAGAAGCATCATTCGAAAATTTAGATTTACCAGTAACATTTAAAGTATTTAATTGTAGCATCGAATTAAAAGATGCATCACCTGTAAAATTTGATTTTCCAGTAACATTCAAATTATTTAATTGTAACATTGAATTAAATGATGCATCATTTGCGAAGTTAGATTTTCCTGTGACATTTAAAGTGCTCAATTGTACGACTCTCGTAAAACTAGCGTCATTAAAAAATTTCGATGTTCCATTCACATTCAAATTATTTAATTGTAACATTGAATTAAAAGATGCATCACCTACAAAATTAGATTTTCCTGTTACATTCAAATTATTTAATTGTAGCATTGAATTAAAACTAGCATCACCTGTAAAATTAGATTTTCCTGATACATTCAAAGTATTTAAATTAGTATTTCCACTGACAGTTAAATTATTTATATTGGTATTTCCATTTATAATTAAATCATCTAATGTAGTAGTTCCAATTACATCCAAATCTCTGTTGATTAATACATCAGCATTGAATTGTATGTTATTTCCAACATCAGATGAAATTACTAAATTTTCTCCTACTTCTACTTCGATAGTTTGTAATCCATTGATAGTATTTATTGTAGCTGTATCAACGTCAATTTCTGTAGCTGTAATTTTTAATAATCCATTCATACTCTTCTGCACATTTTGACTTCCAGATAAATATGACATTTATATATGCTCGTATTTTATTTTTTTTATACAAAAATCAAATTCAAAATATTCGTCAACATCTTCCATGTTTCCAAATTCCTCAGCAAATTCTCTTCTCAATTCGTATATTTTTTCATCGGCAAATGTTTCAGCATCTTCAGGTGAATTAAATAATCCAAATGGTTCAGAAAATATTTCATCTTTGTCATTTCTAAAACAAACTGATAATAAATATTTTTCAGTCATGATAATTTATCAATAGAAAAATATTTATTCTACATTGTTTAAGGGAGCTCTGCTCGCAGGTTCCAATATTCTCTCATGAAGAGGAAGAGAACAAATTGGATCTTCAAATTTTTTTAAATTCATATTAGTGTAAGCATTTAATTTAGATTTCAAATTCTCAATAATTTGTTCTGTATTGTATATTTGAATTGGTTCTAATCTATGTCTATATCTATCTAAAAATACTAAATATGTAATTGGATTTTCGAAATTAAAAAAATCACATTCTCCAACTATTTCATTTAAAGCATGTTCAATTTCATATTTATCCATTATATAATTACATTAGAAATTAATTTTCGTTTTTTACGATATTTTTTTCTATTGTAAATTATATAGAATGAGTAAAAGAAATTTGAAAAAACCAACTGAAGCAGTCGTCCAGGAAGTGGAATTGCAACCAATTCCGCTTGACGTCGGAAGGGAGGACGAAGTAGAATGTGAAAATAATGACGATTCCATACAAGAAAGTAAACAAGATGTACCTACAGTCAGAGTATGTAGAAGTTGTGGTTCAAGTGCAAATTTATTTAAAACTAAAAAACATTTGACTTGTATCGAATGTTGTAATTTAAGACCACCAAAATCTGAAAAACAACTTGAAGCATTTAAAAAAGCTAGAGAAAGAAGGCAAGAATCTATACTTAGAAGAAAACAAGAAATTCAAGAATTTGAAAATAAAGCAAGAGAAGAATTAGATAATAAGATTGTAAGTAAAGCTATAAGTATTAAAAAGAAGATGATTAAAAAAAATGCTGAATTAGATGAAATTAGTGATGATGATACACCCCTTGAAGAAGTCATGAAGATTTCAAGAAAATCGAAAGTTCAAAGTTCTAAGAAAGCAACCACGATCGAACAAGAAGTTGAACCACCACCAAAACGAAAACAACCAACACAGCAACCAGTTAAACAACAAATACAACAACCTCAACCTCAACCTCAAACTAGAACATTCAACTTTTTATAAAATTATATTAGTATGAGTAATCCAGTTGTCATAATTCCTTTTAATGCATATCTAGTAATTATATATTCGAATATTTTATTGAATACATAATTAACTATTTGAGATACATAGTCATATTCATTATAGAAATTTCCTTTTTATCCAATCCCATAATATCATTCTTAATTTTAAAGTTAACTCAACTTTTTTCACCAATCCATTATCATTTATAAAATCAATTTGTTGTTTAATTTGAAATTGTTCATTTTCAGTTAAACAACCATTGAAAATTATATTTAAAATATCACAAACGAATTCTTTCTCGTCGATTTGATATTTTGATTTGCATAATTCTCTACAACAACTTGCCACGAAATTTACTAATTCTGGGTCAACACATCCTCTATCTCTTAATACTGATGAATCGATGTCGTTTTGTATTTTATCAACTATGATACGTTTTATGACGTGAATTTTTTCTTTCTTCCTAAGGCTATTTTTAGTCTTGATGTAATTTAAAGGATTACTTTGGGACATTATACATTTTAGAATGAAAATATTTTATTTAAAATAAGAGCTTATTTTTAAATCCCGACCGCAAGCGGAATTGCTTTATTGCAAAATTCTAACTTCACGAGTGTTGACGTCAATTTCGATCAACGCATCGTATAAAGCAAATAAACGAATTTGACATGCTTGAGAAGTTGCTGTGTTGATATTTAGACGTACGTTTATTGGAGCAAGTAAGGATGAAACTCCAGTTAGCATTGAACTTGATGAAGGTACTCTCTCAGTGTTCACCCCCACTAAAAATCCACCTGGGGCGGAATATGCATCAGTACCACCAGCACCATATGAAGTACTTGTAACATCCCAAGTAGCAGGAGTAATTCCTAAACTATTACTGGCGATATTCTTATTACCGAACAAAGCTAAACACAACTCAGAAATGATACCAGCTTTATTATTTGCAGTTGATAACTCTCGAGGTGGATAGATATTTTGTGCGACTTCGAAGGAGTAAGACCCATTGTTAGAGGTAATGTCAAGTGCAGTATGCTTGCCAGATCCAGTAGTAGCACCAGGAGCTACAGCTGGAGAATTGTGTAGCAAAAGTGATTTTATACTAGCAAGACGATAATTAAATGGTAATTGAAATGAACCACTTGAACCACTTGCGAGAGGTTGGGAACCAGTAGCAACTGAATAAGATTTCAAAACAATTTTTCCAGATTGATTAGCTAAACTAGCATAATAACTTTCAACAGCAGGATCAAAATTTATCACGTCGTAGCATAATTCCACATTACTCAGAGTATACGCCGACGGGGCATTTGTTGTATTAAACATATTAGCGATTGTATCTAAAGTCAAAATAATTCTGACAGCTCCAAACATAAAAAGTGGAACGTAAGATTCAGATTGACTTAATAAACATGGAAGTGGAGCGCTGAGGGGAAATGAATCTGGAGTCGTTCCTAATAATCTTCCATTAACTGTATTGAAGTTGAATGGTGTTACTGATGATGTAGCACCATATCCGAAAGCTCTCGCTAAACCAGCTTTTGAGGCAACATCTGTCTTAACGTTGATCATATCTTCACAGTATAAATTATAGTCTACAATATTCTCAACAACTTGAGAATTGAAAAGCATTTGAAATTGAAGAAAAGGACTATACACGGGGCAACCCAACATTTGACCACCACCTGCAGCCATACCTGTTGCGGTAAATCGGTAGCGGATATATAATGAATTTGGATTTAAAAAACCTCGACCAGTGACTAAGTCGAATATAATTTGTTGATTTTCTGTAAATGAAGCACCATTAATTGGATTTGAAACTAAAGAATTACATGAAGTTGATGGAGGTAATTGACCCATTTGTTTTGGAGCGACTTCGATTGGCAAAGACATATTATAAAATATGCGGACATAAAAAGAATTTCAAAATAACAATTGCGAATGTCGAATTCCTTAATATTGGAACCTACGGTTCCAGTAAAACCTCCCTTTCAACGTGGGGTCTAAGGGGAGCAGAGCTCCCTTCTTAATTAAAGTAGTTGGGATTCGATTTAATTAGAAAATCTAAATCTCTAGTATCTGGGTCGGCTTCACCGACAGGTTGAATATCTTCTTCTCGTAATTCTTTTTGTGGTTGAGATTTAGCAGGTTCTTCATTATTTTCTTCATTTTGATTTACCATAACTAACTTTCTAATTACTCTATCACTTCCAGATCTGAAAGTTATTAAAATAAATGTCATCGACCAATCACAATTATTGAAATTTACTAAAGCTCCATACTCATCAGTAATTCGAATATCTAAATTATTTATTTCGAAAACTCTTAATCTCGAACCTAATTCTCCAGTATTATTGTAGTAGTTAATTTGCCCCCATGGAGGTTGGTCGTTTATGACTGTCGTAATTAGTGAAGTAGTAGAGTAATTTGTAGTTTCTAAATTAGAACTGCTGAATTGCGGACAATACACTTTCAATTTCTTAATTCCAAGTAAATTTAAAGCATAAGGAGCTGTTAGAATATTAGAAGTTGCGTTATAATTAAGTCTGTAATCAAATCCTAAAACTCTGAAACAGGTTGATGAATTATGTTTAATTCCAATGAAAATTCTTCCTGCAGTTGGATTATATTGCATAGTCATAATTCCGTTGATATTATTCAATGTTAATGTGAAATGATGTCCGTTGAAATCAAAAGCTGAATGCATAGCACTAAATAAAGATTTATAATCGTAATTTCCAACTGGTATAGTAATAGTAAAATCTCTTTGGATTCCAAGATGGTCTTGTAAAGTATAGGTTAATGTATTATTTGAGTAGTTGATGATATAAAAACTAACAGGAAAAACAGCAGATTCGAGACCACCTTCAAAATATTCCACATCATCATTGTAAGATAAAATATGTGGAAATGAAAATGTCAAGTCAGATAAAAATGGACCATTTCTAAAAACAGTTGCATCACCACTATTGACGTTGATAATCTTTTTTTCTCTTATGTATTCTGTCATTTGTATATCATCATATTATATTTTTATGCAAATATATCATTTGTATCATCATCATCTTCTTCTCCTTCTTCTTCAATTTGAGGTAATCTTATTCTAGATGATTTTTCTTGTTCTAATTCATCATTCCAAAAATTTAATCTATTTTCGGCATCTGAAATTTCTAATTCGTAGTCAGTGATACTAATTCCTCGTTCATCTTCTTCCAAATCATTTTTTTTCAATTCTTTAATCATTCTTTTAGAACGTTTTATAATTTGTTTTTCTTTTTTAATTTCATCTTCAATTTCTCTTTCTCTGATAGTTTTATTTCCACTACCTTTAGGTCTTCCAGAACCTGGTTTTCTTTGTAAATTTGGCTTAGGTTGTTCTTCCGGCTCCATCGGCACAGACTTAGGTTTAGTTGTAAAACTAAGTTCTTCTTCATTCCATTCATTATCTTCTTCTTCTTCAGTTTCTTCAGGTTTCATGTATTTTCTCATTTCATCTATTTTTCGAGCTAAATCGCCATACATTCCTTCTTTATTTTCTAATTTATTTTTTTCTCTTTCTATTTCTGCTAGATTTTCTTTCACACGTTCATCGATGGATTTAACTGGAATATTTGATTCATCAGCTTTTATAATTCTATTTCTAATTTGATTCATTATCATATTCGAAATATCTGTATTAACTGATGCTGATGATATATCACTAATTTCACTTGGTTCATATTCTCTATTTGGCGCAACTCCTCCAACTTTTCTTAAATTTTCTTGTGTTAAAGTTCCAATTTGTTGAATATAAGATTGTTGTATATCTTGTGTTGGACTTGTAAATTCTTTTGGAATTATTTGAGGTGGAGGTAGTTGTGCTACAGGAAGTGGAGGAGGAATTGGAATTGGTGCAATTCCCCCAATAGGAGAAGCTATTGCATTAGAAAATACTGATGATATATTTGGAATTTGTGGTAAAAATCCATCGAATTGTATTCCTACATCAGAATAAGATGGTTGATATGTTTGTGTTTCAGCGTAAGAAGTCATGGGTTGATATGTTTGTGTTTCATTATCAGTTAACGTAGTTCCTTTTGATAAATTAAAATCTCTGACAGCTTCTTGTGCTAAATCAGTTGCAGTGTAAATTGTTTCAGGTGTTTTGAATGATGAACTGGAATTTGGTTCATCTAAATCAGTGAATGATATTAAATTAGAAATTATATTTTGTGATGGAGTGAAATTACGAAATGTATCCAATTCAATAGAAGGTGGATTTCCTCCTGATATTGGTACGATTGTAGGTTGATTTCTAGGCGGTGGTGGAGGTGGTCGTGTTCTGATAGTTGGTGCGATAACAGGTGCGATAGGAGGTGCAGTTGCATTAGTAGTAGGAACAAGAGAAGAAATAGCAGATCCAGGAGGTGCTACTGGAATTGATGGAGCACTCACAGGAGGAGTAAAATATTGTGCTGGTTGTTGTATTACATGCATTGGAACATATTGAGGGGTTGGAGTTGATAACTGAGGAGCAGGAGGTCTTGGAGGTTGTTTTGGAGGTGGTTTTTTTGTAGCTGGTTTTCTCCTAGCTGGTTTATTACCAACGTTAATATTTATTTTGACATTTTGCCCTTGCTGTTGTTGTTGTTGTTGTTTTGCCTTTTTCTGTTTTTGTTTCTGAGTAGTATTTTTAATATTTTTTTTAACCATTATACTTAGTTAAAATATTTTTTTTTATTTCAAGTAAGATTAATTATTCGAATGGGTTTACTGGAAGTTTGATTTTATCAATTTCTTTTTGTTTATCGATATAATGTAATAATCTGACTTGTTTTTTTGCATCAGATAATGTCGAATGTTTTGAATGTATTTCTCCAGTTTTTGCATTTTTCACTTGATATAAATCTTTATTTCTCAATTTTCGTATTTTATAAGGCATTGATATATATATATTCAATAAAATAATTTATCATCTATAATATAATGAATATTGAAATAGTTGAACATAATCATCCTAAATTGAAAATACCTGGATGTGTATGTGATGATGAATTACATCCAGTGCTCAATAATTATGAGTTGTTAAAATTAGCATTTAATAAACAATCAAGTGCTACTTTGATAATCGGTAAACCAGGACAAGGAAAAACTACTTTCGTACAAAGTTTATTTAGTAATAGAAATGGATTGAGAGGAAAGTACTCGAAAATATATCTATTTTGTCCTCCAAGATCAAGAGAGAGTATGTTAGATGGAGCATTAAATCAATTAGATGAAGAGAGAATGTACGATGAATTGAATTATGATAATTTAAATGAAGTGATCGAAATGTGTAAAGAAGATAATAATAATGAATGTAGAACAAAGTTGAAATTTTGTTTAATTTTTGATGACATGGGAGCATATTTGAAGAATAAAGATACATTGAAATTATTCAATGAGTTGATGATGAATCGCAGACATATGCGAATATCAGTAATATTTTTAGTTCAAACATTTTATTCAGTAAGTCGTGAGATGAGAAGATTATTTACAAATTTTTTCATATTCAAAGTGAATAAAAGAGCATTAACAGAAATATTCGATGAAATATTAGAAGAACAAAATAAAGAATTGATAAGTGATGTTGCTAAAATAGTATATGATAAACCACATTCATTTTTATATATAAATTCAGACAATGGTCGCATGTTTAAGAATTGGGACGAAATAATTGTGAAAGAGGATTAAATATTATTTAGAATGATTTTTTTTGATTTGGTATGTTATAAGTAATGAATATTTTCAAAAAAACTTCTCAGGGAATTGGTAATGTTTTTAAGAAAGCATCAGATGTGGGTGATGATGTATTTAAAAAAGCAACAGGAATTGCAGAGAAAATATCTAAAGGTTCAAAACAAGCTCAAAGTATTTTAGGCCAAGTATCAAGAGTTTCTGAAGATATAGCTTCAAATCCAATTACGCAATCTCTTCCATTCGGCCAGCAAATTGCAGGAGGGGCAGAGTTAGTATCTAAAGCAGCTAAATTAGGACAAAGAGGAGCAGGCCAACTTAGTAGAGCAACTGATATAGCAAATTACAACAAAGAATTTGACGTTAGAAAACAATTGGAAAATGTAAGAGATTTGCAAAAAAGAGGTGAAGAATTATCACAAACTGGAAGAGAATTAAGAAGTGTATTTATCTAATTATTTTATCTAAATATGATATATAATGGTTAATATGGATAAGTTTGTATTAGTAATAAATAGCACAGATTATTTTCAAAGATTTACATCAGTGAATGACCAAGTTTATATCATGAATAATACTAATATTCCTGCAGGTAATTATAGATGTAGATGGTCTTTTAGAGGAGGTTTAGAGGCCTCAGCTGCATTTACAATTAATCCTACACTTTATTTAAGAAGTTCAACAGTTCAACAAGCATATTCAGTTGGGGCTCAAGGTGGAAATCAAATCTCATATTGTTTAGGAACAATGATTCAAACTATAAATACTTCAAGCACTACATCATATTTCAGAGCGGGTCCAAATGATAATGTATGTTTTTACTGGAATTATAATCCAGGGTCAGAAATTAGAATAACTATGAGAAGTGGTGCAACTCAAACATTGTATACTGGAACAAGTGAATACATATTGATGATTGAGATGGAAAGATTGGTAGATGATGAAGAATAAATTTCGGACAGTTTTAAGACAGTTTTAGGACAGTTAAACCATCATTAAAGTTTAACTATAAAAAATATTTAGATAAATTAAGATGAATATTAATATTACATTATTTTCTGTAATATTATATAAAATTGTGTAGAATTTAACCAAAATTAAAGTTTAACTACAAAAATATAGGATTTTAGAGTTGTTAAACATTAATAAAATCGATTTTATTAAAGTTTAAATGCGTTTTTTCATCATATTTTGATATTTTAACTTTAATTTCGGTTAATTTTAACAAATATTAAAGTTTAACTAACATTTTTATTAGATTTTCTATATTTAAACTTTAATGATGGATTATTTCAACTTTATATAATTTATAGCCATGTTTTGGGAAGAACCCATTGCACTCATGTCTTCTGCTAATTCTTTATTTTTTTTACTCGTTTCAGCATATTTGTCTGTTAAATAGGTATGACGTAGCATCGAACTTCCTACTTTTTTGCCACCAAAAATACGATTTAATCTTTGATTTAATTTTACACTACTGAGAGCATTTCCATTATTATCATGTAGCAAATAATCTGTCTCATTAATACCAATCCATCTATTCAAAATATTTTTCACTTGGACTGGTATGTGGATTTCTTGTCTGCCATAACTTTTACTTGTTTTGTATTTGTTAAAAAAAAATTTTGATTTATCAATGTAATTATCCTGAGCTCTATCAACATTTTTGATTTTCATTAAACACCAATCCAATGAACGTCTTGGAGGAAAAAATAATCCTGAACACAAAGATACAATAACATAATTTTGAATTTGTTGAATATCCGCGTTAGTTTTGTTTGTTTTTCTATATAACATTTTCGCATCATCTTCTAATGCCTTGAAGATTACTTTAATCTCATCAGTGGTAATCCAGTTTTCTTTTTGGGTTTCAGTCATTTCTTGTTTTTCAATTTGATTATTATAATCTTTGACATCGTCATTCATGCGTTCTCTGTATTCATCTTTATCAGTTAGAACAACCAATGCTGATAAAATTGTTTTTCTTTTATTTGATGGAACATCTTTTAAATGTTCTAAAATTTCACGACAATTATTAAAGTTAGAATTTGCAATTTCTTGATTTGGAAAAACCTTTTTGTGAATATTTCTGAGGATTGATGTATATGTTTTAATTGAACTATCTGATAAATTGCTTCTTTTCTTTTTTAATTCTTCCTTAATATTTTCCATAATCTATAATTAAAGTTTAGATTAAAAATTATCAAAAATTATCGAATTATTTAATCTTTCTTCCTTAATTTTCTCAATCATTTTCCTCTTTTTTTCTTTTCGTCTTTCTTTAAATTTTTCATATCTAAATCTCGCCAAAATTTTTTCTCTATTTTTTTTTTCGTTGTTCATATTACATTTACATTAGAAATTAAAAAAATTTACATAACTAACGTAGAAACATAGTAATTTTCAACCTTATTATATAAAATAGGAAAAACCCAAAAAACCCAAAAAACCCAAGAAGTATGAATCAAAAAATATTTTCTAATCTAATATTAAATGTTTATATTATATTGCAAATTGAGTTGTCCTGATTGCATCAAAGCAAAAAATTTATTACAAAATGAAGAGAAGATTATAATCAATTGTGATAATTTTTTAGAACATGACAGAGAAAATTTCATTAGAACTATGAGAAGAAAAACTAATCAAGATATAATTGTATTTCCGATGATTTTCATTGATGATGATTACTTAGGAGGAATAAATGAACTAACTGATTATGTAGTTTATGAATTAAATGAAGAATTTTAATATCACAATATACATATATGGATAATGAAATGGATTATTATGAAACTGGGAAAAATATTGATAGATATAGCAATCCATCTACTGTTCAAAAAAATGCATATAAATTACTCGGAGAAAAGGCAAGGATTGTCATATCCCCAAGGAAAGATAAAAAATATAGAATATACAATCCAAATACAGAAAAATATGTAGATTTTGGTTCATTCAATCCTCCAATGGAAGATTTTACAAAACATAAAGATGAAAATAGAAGACAAAGATTTAGAACAAGAAATGCAAGATGGAAAAATTCAGAACCTTATACTGCTTCTTTCTTAAGTTATTATTTGCTTTGGTGAGTTTATATAAAATAGGAGGATACACAAAAAGTATAAAAAAGTGGCA